GGCGACCAGGAGCATGCGCAGCCCGCCGGAAAGGGCGGGCGCGCCGGCGGCCGCCAGGACGTACAGCGCCCAGGGGTCGGGAGGTGGTTTTCGGTGATTGCAATTCATCGGAAAGGTGGAATTTGAAGAGGTGAACAATGTACGCACCGCGAGCAATTCTTTCCAATTTGGAAACGGTTGGAAAGGATTGGAGCGCTTTCGGCGCGATTTGCGGGAATTTTCCCCGTTTTGGCGTCCGATTCTTTCCAATTCCCCGATTTTTGGAAAGAATCGGGGCGCCACGTTCTCCGGGAAAATAAGAGGATTTCTTTCTGCTTATCCGATTTTGTGAAGAATCGGGGCGACCATTTCGAGGACTCCCTCGGAAAGGTCGGCGGACTTCTCCCCACGAAACGGAAAGAATCGGCGCGCGGGAGCGAACTACCGAGGAAAGCTCGTCAGTTGGTCGCGGAACGTGTGATCGTAAGCTCAATTTCTTCGCCCTCGGCCTGCGCCGCGCGGAGGAAGACGAGCAGGCTTTCCAACGTGGCGCGGCTGTTGAGCACTTTGCCCCGTTCGCGGTTTTCGCCCACCAAGATGCACCCCTCGGTGTCGGCGGCCGTGTTGCCGCTGTGGATCAGTACGCCCGCGTATCCCTTCACGCTGACAAGACGCGGGAGGACACGCCCAAAACGCGGCGAACGTGTTTGCATGTCGATGCGATACGTGCCGGTGGGGATGGCGGTCGCACCCTTCACCTTGAGGGCGACGATTTCGTCTTCTGACATCTCTCCCGACAAACCGCGGTCGGTGTCTTCGAGCGTGTCGCAAAAATATCGGCCGTTGACTTCCATTCGTCCGATGGTGTAGCCCGCCTTCAGGGCGTGGCGTTGAATAAGGATTTGCATTTGTCTGTTGTTTTGGTTGGTTTATACTTCGAGGTATGCGTCCATGTCGCCGCTTTGCACGTCTTTGATGTACTCGTGGAGATACCAGATGGCCTTCTCGGCATCTTCGGCGGCTTTGCGGCGCGCTCCTTCAAGTGTTCCGTCGTGCTTGTGTCCGCAGCGCCACACGTATTTCAGCGCGTTGCCCAGGCAAAAGGGCATTCGGCGCGCCACGTCGATACATTCTCCCCCGCCGTGGTTATAGTGTGCGGGGTGGTCGACGGCCGTGCTTGCGGATTTGACAACCGACGGCTCCCGATCTGTTGTTTTTTGTTCTCTCGTGTCCACGTTTTCGGGCTTTTGGGTGTGTGATACGTCGCTCATGGTCATTGTTTTGCGTTTTCGGGTACATGATCTTGTGAATTTACGGGCAAGCCTTGTTTCCCTGCTTCCTCTAAGAATGCCGTTACAAATTTCTTCGCCGCTTTCTCCAAATCGCCCTCCGCAATCGTCGTTTGTACGATTCGATTTTGTTTGTCGATTTCCTCTTTCTCCCAAGCCTTTTCGCGTACGCTCTTGAACTCGCAGAGCAAGCAGTAGCCAGCCCACGCCATCGAAAGGTAGGGAGCGGAAAAGACCGCTGTGCCGATAATGTCGATTAGGGTAAGGACGAGGAACGGGACAAGATATTTCACGGCCTTTCGGCTTGTCATCTTCAGTCCTCGCGATGTCGTGGGCTGTCCGCGTTCGTGTGCTTTGCGAATGCCGAAAAAGAGATCGACGCCCATCGCAACGAGAATCGCGGCGGCACAAAGGGTGATGAGGACAATGTGTAAGTAAATATGCTGTTCAGCATAACGGATTAAAACTTCTTGCATTTCGCATTTCATATTTAGTTTCTGTGAGGGTTATTCTTCTACGATCCAAAGGTTGATGCCACGCTCGTTCCCGATATTGACGTTTCGGAGGAGCGTAAGGCGAACAGTTTTACTTCGATTGACGCTACACTCAGAAAGAATGCGCTCGGAGTAGTTACCGAATCGGTGGTTCGACTCTCCAACGGGAGGGAGAATCTTCATCGTGCCGCGCCCTACTTGTGTGAAGACGATTGTTTGGCCTTCGGAAGCCTTCGCTGGTAAACGCACGTCGACGTCGACGAAGTTGTCGTGCAGCCCGACGACGCGTGTATCCGACAAGTTGAGCGACACGGCGTTATTGTTTTGTTCGCCTACACGCTTCAAACCAACGATAAGGCCGAGGGCTTTAAGATTGACGAAATACCCGCCGAACGCTTCGCCGTCCCCTTGATTTATCGCAATTCCCGAAACGCCGACCGCAATTCCGTTGTCACTGCGTGTCATTCGTCCCGAAATTGCTTCGCGCCTTTGATCGAGGGGGGCACTCGGGTCGGGAACGTGGTCAATGTCGGCCGATACGCCTTGCCAGCTTAGCGTTGTATCGGCATGGTACGTTTGGCTCGATGAAACAAAGCTTGCAGACGTTCCTAAACCGCCCGACGACGCTTTGAGAACGATGTCCGACAATGAACTTTCAGCCCCTTTCGGCTTGTCTTCAATATAAGCCGAATGTAACCACAGTTCATTATCCCGCGCGTCCAATCTGATGTGCGTCCGCGTGTCGTCTAAATCCGAAACCAAATTGCCGTTGCTCAAGATCCAGCGTCCAATATTCGCGTGCTCGGCGAGTAACAACTGCGTGGCTACGCTCTCGAAACTCGCGCCGAAGTCGTTCCACTTCGATTTGTCCGTGGGAGCGACACCGCGGAACATACCTGCATCGGTTCTCGCAATGTAGTACGCCCCGTTGTGAAATACTGCGTCGCGGCGGTGCTTCGTGCCGTAATACTCTTTTGACGCGTCCCATACGCCACGATACACCATGGCCGGGGCTTCGCCGTCGCGGCCGTTCTTTCCGTCCTCGGGGGTTATGCGTGTCGGGCTGCTCCAGCGGTCGAGTAATGCCGTTTCGTAGCGGCTCACCATGGCCGAGATCATCCACAGGTATTGCCCAACTCCGACAACGGGCTGCACGGTACTCCATCCCTCGGGCGTTCGTCTGTCGGAAGAGATTGCAGGTGGCTGCGTGGGCGATCCGTTCACGGCAAATCGAAGTTCGCGGTAATCGGCACGAAGATCCCCCACTGAGGGACACCACGGGGTGTCTATCGCTCCAACTTCTAACTTCGGGTCTACAACGTTCAACGAAGATTCGCCCCAAGCACGGATATAAAAGTACTGTCTCGGGGAGGTGATCGTCTTCACTTTGAACGAAACTGTCACTTTCTCGTACTCCCACGACTTCTTGTTTTCGGGGATGTTACCCGCACCGCTCGTATTACCCGTTTGCACGCCGTTCACTTTGGGGGCTTCGGCGAACTCTACTCCCGAGAATATCCACGTCAATGTCCCACGGGCTTGCATCCACGCGGAGAAGGTATAGGTTTGTCCCACTTTCAAGACGGAGGTAATCTCTTGCACGAGTAGGTCTTTGAATTGCCCCTCTGCAAGTTGGCTGTACCCGAATTGGGTAGGCTTTCCGTTGAACAAGAAAGAGCTTTCTGATACGTTGAACGTCGCCCATGGCACACGGCTTTCAAAGTTCGTGCCGTCGAGAAGATTCGTATTCGGCGCAAGTCCATCCGCTCCTCGTAGCTGCGTCCACGTATAATCGCTGTAGGTCTGGCTTGCTCTCTCGTCGAAATCGGAGTAGATACCGAAGTAGCGGAAATCCTCTACAGAGTTTCGCCCGAGATCTTCTTCCAAGGTGAAGTCTTTCTTGCCGTCGTCGCTGTTGGCATAAGCCATGTGTATGTAGCTCGGCTTTCCCTTCTCTCCGCTCAAACGGCCGTAGGTGATTTTGCCGTTCGCCGCGGTGAGCCGATACCAAAGCACCTCGCCGTCGCGGAGGGTCGGAGGCGCGTCTTGCCACGTTCCCCGAATAGTCGGGGCGGTCGTACTCGATGCGGTGGCAAGTTGTGAGGACGCGGCGAAATCATAAACGGGGCTTTTGCCGTCCGCTCCCGATTCGCCCACCACGCGCAGCGCACCGCCCCACGTTGTGCCGTTACCCGTACGCATCCACACATCGCCCTCGGCGAAATCGTCGTGCCACGTCCGCGCATCGGCGCTGTATTGCGCCCGAATGCTCGTGCCGTTCGTGCCGTCCTTTCCGTAATGTCCAATCAGTCGCACCACGGTTTGGTCAGCAGTGCCATCGCTGTACTCCGAGCGTTCGTAGCTCCAAAGCCACGGGCGCTCCTTCGTGGGCTGCGGGGCGGTTTCCATCCATCCGGACGTGTCGGGCTGCGGCGCGTCCCTTTCGGTGGTCAGCATATAGAAAGCGCGCATGCGGCTCACACCGCGGCCGTTGTCGCCCTTTTCGCCCTTTCTGTCGTTCTCCGACGGTGTCCATTCGGTGGGAGTGTCTCCGATTTCGAGCTTAGGAGCGGCAAACCACACCGACGCCGCGCCTTCTTGCTTGTTAAGTCGCAAGCGGATACTTTGATCGGTGTTTTTTTCGGGGAACGTCGTAAAAGTAATTGCGCACCGCGTCCACTCTCCTCCGTGTTGATAGGATATATCTAAGAATTTCAGAGGTTTGAACGCAAAAAGGATGGTTGCCCTTTTGAGTTCTTGGCCTGTTTTTACCCAGACGCTGAGAGTGTAGGTCGTGTTTGGTCGCAATCTCCCACCCACACTTTGATAAAAGGAGGCGAAAGATAGAGCACCAAGCATAGCTGTATCAATGCGCACCACACGCGTCCCTTGCACGGGGCTTATTTCCGTATCATCAATAACCCCCAAACGCCCCTCGGGGGCCCAATAATCGAACCCTTTTGTAAAAGCGCTATTCTCCAACAAGTTCGGGCGATAGCTTTCCCCCGCGTCGCCCTTATCGCCGTCTTTCGGTTTCGCTTGAATGAGCGTCCAATGTGTCGACTGCGCCGCCGGGGCGGTGTTGCCGTTGCCGCCGCGTGCCAATTCGTAGAGCGCGCCGTCGTGCCAAACGCGCGAAATCTCGAAAGCCCCCGTTTCGGGGTTCTGCTCTTCGTAGAAGTAGCGCGCCGAAGCCGACCACAAACCGCGGTCGACACGTTCGGCAAGAGGACGCCCCGCGGGCGTGTAGCGAAGAATATTTTGCGTAATGATGCCGCGTGCAAAGACGTAGTCCGATGCGTCGGCCACCGCCGCGCCGAAATGCTCACGCAACCACGCGGGCAACTTGCCCACCACAAAGCCGTCGGACTGCGCGCCGTCGACAATCGGGGCGGATACCTTCACACGGCGCACGATTCGCCCGTCCGTGGCACTCTCCATGATGTGGCTCTGGCGCTCCGGGTCGGTCGTGTTGCCCCACCGCGCCAAGCGCATCAGTGGCACGGGCGGGGCGTTGCGACCTTCGGGTGTTTGGTTGTCGGCATATAGGCTCGCGGTGAGCGTTCCCGCTTGGGCGTCCACCGCCTCAACACGCAGCCACGAGGTGCGAATTTCGGCCGCGCCGCCCGCGGTTCCTACGCTGTTGTAAGCCCCGCGCAGAACGTCGCCCGCCCGAAACCCGGTCACGTCACCTTGAAAGCGCTCTTGCAGCACCACCTTCCAACGGCCGTCGGCTTGCTGTTCCGCGCTTTTCACCAATCCGTTCTCCGTGTGGAAGACGTCGCCCTCACTCAATGCAATGCGGTTAATCTGATATTCGGCCGCGCGAAAGAAGCCGCGCACCGCCATGCTCTGAAATTCAGCGTTGCCCGTCGCGTCGATGCGAGCCCCCGCGCCGGTGGTCAGTCCGTCCGAATAGTTCGGCGTGCGTAGCGTTTCGGCTTCCGTCGCATGGGGGGCACGGTCGGCCGCCGCGGCTGTTGGGGGGGGACGTTGTGGGTGGGTGCGGAAAAATTGCCCGCCGATATCGTGAGCGGCAAAGACACCGAAATCCGCAGCGACGACTTGA